CAACGAATTGAGTTGAGTGCCTTCACCACCTTGAAGTTTGAAGTACCCCAGAAGAGGAATGTGTTGCTAATTCGGTCGTGCCAAATGAATTCAATCTGGGTAAGATTGGTTGTCATTTTGAAGAAATGACCATCAGTACCAATAACACGGCGTGTCACTTCGCTGTGGGGAGGTGCCGGGATATACCCAAATGTCCATTGAGAACCAGTAGGTGCATTTTCGATTTTCGCTCGAAATACATTGTATTGTCCAATGGCCTGCTCGGTTGAAAACGAACCCGAATTAACAAGTGAATCAAGGTGAAACAAGATTTGCGGGGATTTAACTCGCGCCAAATCATATCTAATTGGCGGAACTACAAATGACTGTTTGTCCTTGTTGGTGGCGGCGGACTGAGTGTAGATAGAGGGAGTTTGATGATGTGCCATATTTGCTGTCTGTTTGCCTGGAGGTTATAGATTAATATTAATAATAAAAAGTTTTCGATTTTATTTTTAATAATTAAATAATTATTTAATTATTTAATTATTTAATTATTTAATTATTTAATTCATAAAAAAATACTTAACATACCTTTTGTTTTTTTATGTGATAATTTATTTTATTTGATTTTTATTTATTCGATTGAGAAATGTTCATTATCTGGTTGAGATCCGTATGAAATTAATTCAGGCAAATCATCATAATCAGTATCTGTATCCGTATCAGAATGTTCTTCATATGTAGGTTTAGATGGAGGAGGAAAAGGAGGAGGCAGTGTCTCGTAACACTTTTGGATTCGCCAACGAATTGAGTTGAGTGCCTTCACCACCTTGAAGTTTGAAGTACCCCAGAAGAAGAATGTTTCGCTAATTCGGTCGTGCCAAATGAATTCAACCTGGGTAATAGTGGTTGTCATTTTGAAGAAATAACCATCAGTACCAATAACACGGCGTGTCACTTCGCTGTGGGGAGGTGCTGGGATATGCCCAAGTGTCCATTGAGACCCATTAGGTGAATTTTCGATTTTCGTTCGAAATATATTGTATTGTTCAATGGCCTGCTCGGTTGAAAACGAGCCCGAATTAGCAATTGCATCAAGGTGACGCAAAATTTGCTCAGAATTAATTCGTGACAAATCATATTTCATTTTTGGAACTGAAAATGTTTTCTTGGTTTTATTCGATGTATTGGTGACGGCAGAGGGTACTTGTTGAAATGTCGAAGTCATGATTAGTTGTTATACTGTAATGTATTATCGTATAATATAATTTAACTTTTTTTCGATTTTTTTATATATTAATATATTAATATATAAAAATATAAACAAAAATATAAAAAAAAATATAAAATATAAACAAAAAGTATTAAATACATTATAAATGACAATATTCTATAGAAGTAAAATACAAAGAATAAATGAAATTAAACCAATTTTAAATAAATTATCGGAACTCAATATTAAAGCATGTGAACATGAAGAAATCCGTGAACTATTGCAAAAAATTCAAATATATATTCAAGAAGGAGAGAAAGTAATAGTTGATATTCCATTTCCAATTGCAGATGTAGTTATTCGTGGTATTTTGGAAATAGATATTAAAAAAAGAGTATGGATAAAATTTACAAAAGATTAAATTAAATTAAATTATTTTAATATACTATATTCTCAGAAATCCATTTTTGGATTTTATCATATGTTGGTGAAAAAATTGTATTAATTCCATTTATATATATATCATAATTTTCATTATTTTTTTCAAGTAATAACAATATTTCATATAAAATAGAAAATTCATGATTACTATAAACAGAGCATATATTTATAAAAATTTCATCGATATTTTTACTTTTTCCATTTTGTTGATAAACGCCATGTTTAACATTAATATCAGTTTCTTCATTTTCATATAATAAATTTGGTTTATCTAATATTAGTCTATATAACTGCAATGTATGCAATAGTGCAGGTTGATCAGTATTCGCATATGTTAGTGATAATTTATCTATGCCTCGTTTACTTAATAGAATAAGTAAATCAAATAAATCAGAATAATCACCATCACGCTCTTTTAAAAAAATATAAAATCGGTTAAACCGAATAATAGCATTAAATAAAAAAAACAAGTCTTCTTTTGTATCTTGGTTATATGAACGCATAACACCTTGTATCCAAGAAGGTTGTTGTATTAAAAGTAAATTATTAGAAATTGTTAATTTAGAACCCTTTGGGCAAAATGATAAAAGTGCTAATTGTGTAACTGCTTGTAATGGTTCTAAAATAATGTCAAATCGTTCTTTTTTTTTAGTATCATAATTCATTAAACTATATAATTGTAGTAGTTTATCCATTATTAAAATATATATAATAACTTTATATGTTTTTACTCCTAGTACTATATTTTCCAATCCTATTTTGATTGGATAAAAATAAGTTATTATTAAAAATGGTACTAGTATACGGAATATCGTATTTTTGACACCAATTAATACATTTTTGAATATTTTTCTTTTTTAAATGTTCTATTTTTTCATAATTATTAATATTATCAATTAAATAAATAGTTGAAACGATAGTATCTATTTGCTGTTGTCCTAAAATTGAGTTAATTTCTTCAATTTTGTTTGTATAAATATATGGTATATCAAAGTTAAAAATTGAATTGTTAATAACAGTGTTATTATTTAATTCTATTTTTTGTAAAATTTTATAAAATAAATTAAAGTAATTATCAACATTATTGCATTGAAAATTTTTGCATACTATATATTTTTCAGAATTAGCAAAACGACTTGTATTTGGTTTAATAATGTGTATATTTTCATAAACATTTGAAAGTAAAAATAAAATGTCAATAGAAAATCGTGTAAAAATATCATACATTTTTAATATAAATGTTCCTCCTTTTTTTTGCATACAAATAGCAAATGAAACTTGAGATAAAATAAGTGTATTACATATTTGTTCCTGTAATGGATAATGATATGAAAAATCAAAACCTCCATCTCCAGTGATTATATCATGATGATTTTTATATTTATTATAACAGTATTTTAAGTTGCTTGATCGTGTAATATCGCCATTTTTTTCAATACCGGTTTCAATAAAAACATTACTATTATTATCTAAAAAATGTTTACTTTTCTTCCACCCTGGTACATTATGATTTGAATCATCAATCAATGTCATGCCAATATATTTATCATTTGGATTATTTCGCATATATGAAAGTGCTTCAATAAATCCGCCAGGACCTTCTGCAAGATGAAAACTATTACATTCTGCATTAATATTTTTTAATATTTCCAAAGTTTTACATATTTCAATCATTTTAAAAAATGATCTTGAAATAGGTTTAAATGTAGAAATTGATTGTTTTGTATTTGGTATAATTGTATGAATATATTCATACGGGTTAGTACATTTTTTATATCGATCCCATTGATCAATCCGATTATCAATCAATTCTTTTGTTTTATGTAGATATTTATATAATGTTTTATTAATTATTATAGGTTCATCGGAGTTTTTTTTTTCTTGCAATGATGATAATACTGTTTCTAATAAAAGGTTATTTATAATTAACTGATTATTTTGTAATGGTTGTAATAAAAAAATATTCATTATTAAATATGTTATTAAATATAAATAACATGTTTTTATGTAGTTATACAAATATTTACTATTAAATATATATTAATTCTTAACTAATTTTATAGTACGGTTAAGTGGTTTAATAACTGGTTTGACTGTATCTTTATCGGAACTTGATATTTTTTTAGTTTTACCTAAATTTTTACGACTAATTTTAACTGTACCGGTTTTAACCACATCAGGTACTTTTGATTTTTCATGAGACGACTCGATTGTTTCTTTAATAATTTGTTTGGATGTGGGATCAATACTAGATTCTGATAAATCATCGACGACTGCGGTTTTTAAATTATCTGAAACACTAGAAATATTAGTAATTTTTCTTATTTTTTTATAAATAAAATATCTATTTAAAAATGATATTGTTCGTTCTTCTTCACTCATATGTGAAGCATCTCCATATGATTTATGAATAAACTCATCTTTTTGTATGTCTTCATTCATTTTATTAAATAATTCTTTAAATGATCCAGTTCCATTTTTAATAGATGATTTTAACTTTTCAAGTTCTTCATTTGAAACCAATACAAATCCATAATTTTCTAAAATACGTGTTAAATAAGTGTAATTTACCAAATATTCTCTAAATGTTTTATTAATCGATTCTTGAAATACGTCAATTGCATATCCAATGCATGTTTCATCATCATTGTATTCATTATTATCATATTTTTTAGTAACTTCCCATATTTTTTGTTGTTTATTAGATTGAGATGACATAATAACATTTGATTCATTTTGCTCATAATTTTTAAGCATATTGAACACTTTTTCGCCATCATAACTTGTACCAATAAAGTATCCTCCTTCTTTTGTTACCTCAGAAACATTTTGTAAGAAATTTTGTAGTGTTTCTTGATCTTTAAACATATAATGAATAGCAAATTGAATGGAACAAATATCAAAACCGTCTGATGCAATTCCATAATTTTTATAAACACCTGGTCCAAGTATTTTTATGTCTTTTGGACCTTGCCCAAACACAGCACGTGTGATTTGTTTATCCTTATCACTTACTATCCCAGTAGTTTTACGAATATTTACACTTGAGTTACCATTAACAAATAATGCAGAAGGAATTGTTTTAAATTTATGTTTATTTGTAATATAACGTGCACATGCACCATTTTTTCTATTATGAATATTATCTCTTGCTATATCAATTCCAAATACAAACTTTAATCTGGACTTAATCCATTTAGGCCAATCGCCTCCTTTTCCAACTGCTAGATCAATTAATGTATTTCCTGGTTTTGATATAGCATTAATGAGACTTTTTTTAACATATAAATTATGAAAATCTCTTAATCCCTGTGTCATAGAAATACCCGAATTTGTATTATAATAAACATCATCATCACTTAACTGTTCATGTATATTAAGTCCAGAAGTAATCATTGAATGAGTAACCGGGTTATGAATTGTTTGCCAATTACTATTAGCAACATGGTAACCATTCCCATAATTTTTAACTCCGTTTCGTAACTGAGCAGTTTTATCATATCTCATTCGCATAGGAATCCATTGCCAATGTTTATCACGATGCATCTCATATCTAAATTCAACAATTGAATTATCTTCAATAATTTCATTATTTTCAGTATACATTTGTTTACTATTATTTGTATCATTTATTTTAATATTGCATATACCTGTATCATGATCATATGGTTCAGTTGGGAAAAATTGAGCAGGTACATAATTACTACGATTATCCTCATTCTTCATGATTGGTAATTTATCATCTATCATACTTTGATATGGATTTATAAACCCATGTTTTTCATTATATTCGTCAATACCAACACATAGAATAACTGTTTTAAATTCTTCAATTTGAGAATTGGATAGAACATTAACACCTTCATTAAACGTAGAACCAATCATATCAGTTCCATCTTCATTTTTTTTTATAGAAACAAGAAAATCAATTGTATTAAATTGTGGCGGTTTCCATTTAAATGATTGATCCCATGTAAACTTGGTAGGTTTAACATATTGACCTACTGTATTTGTAGAAACTCCATAATTAGAAGGTGTGAAAATAAGACCATCTGTTTCATATTCAAAAATTCCATTAGTTTCTTTTGTTAAAATTTTTTCACAGCATTCAAAAATACTTTCACTACTATTAGCAACATAAAATTGTTTACATATAATATTTAATGGGATTGTTGTAGATTCTTTAACAACAGATACTGCATAAATATTTTTAATAAGTTTTTCCAATAGAGGTAAACGAAAGTTTGTTAAAACAACTTCAGAACTATCGTCACTATTAGATACGAACGCATTCGACCGAATATCTTTTCCATTAATATAATAAATATCAAATGCAGCATACATATTAATAAATTTTTTATTTTTATTATATAAAATATGCTCTCCGTCAATTAGTGTATTCCATATTTCTTTATTTTTAGATAGAACTCCCGTAAATTGAATACTCATGTTTGTGTTTATTAAATAAATTTTTCCATTTGGATCAATAAATAATAATTTGCGTTCTCCATCTGCTTTATCTGTAACAGTATACGAGTTACGAATATTTGTAATATTTGAATCAGCATTTAATGGTCTAATATTTTCAATTTTTAATGTAACGGAGGAAGGACCAACAAAATTTGATGCATTAACGCGTTTATAGGGATCATACTCTTTTCCCCATAATAATTTCATATAAGAATCTAAAATATTAGTTTTTTCATTAAAACCTATAGGATAGTTTGTTTCCTGTATACCTGCTAAAATATATTTTATAACAGGTTTCAAAACATTATTATTAAGAATATCTGGTGTATTAAATAAACTCCCAATACCGACATTATTGTTTAATACTTCAATTTCAATTTCGTATTTTTCTTCAGAAGTAAATACGCCTGAGTCATGAATGTTATATTCCGGAATATAAAAACGATTATCTTTTTTGTTGGATTCTTTTACAATACTAATATCAATAATAATAGGAAATGAATTATGACGAAATTTAAATCGGTTTAAATAACGAAATGTTTTTTTTTGTTTATTCCAATTTTCTAACATAGTAATAATAGGAGATGAATTTGTGTCAACCTTTTCTTCTTTGTTGAGTGAAACACGATAATTAAAATCTCTGAAATCAACTGATGAAAAATCATTATCTTTTAAACGGTGTTTTTTAATATGATTTATATCATTTGAACTAATTGAATCAAGTTTATTTGTTTGACAATATTTTCGAATATTTTGCAATCCATTAATTTCCGTTCGAATATTAGACATAAATAATTTGTTTGTCCTTTGATCAGTATATTCTGATTGAATACGTAATAAATACTCATTTTTATCTTGATAAAATCCAGAAGATAATATTTTTTTAATGACATTCTCATGTTGAATTTTTGTAATATTATTATGTTTCCCACCGATAGTTCCAAATTTTACTTCTAATTCCATTTCTTCTTTAGATGAATCTTTTGTAACATTGGTTAAATATATATTTAATAATTTAATTAAATCATCTTTACTGTTTTTACTTGTATGTTGTATGTGTTCTTTATGTTTTAATCCAGAAGTTTCCATAGTAGACCTATTAGTTTTTGGATTTTCTGACATCCTTATATATAATTATTAATGATAATAATTATATATTTATATGATAATCAATTTTATCTTTTATTTTAATATTTTAAATTATTAAAAACTTATTACTTATTAATTTAATAACTATAACTGTTGTAAAATACCTTCATATAATTGTTTTTTTGTTTTAGATTTAATTTTTCCATTTCCATCTTTACTATTTTCTATATTTGTTTCTATACATAATTTTTTACAAATATCATGTAATTCAGATAATGAATATGATGCAGGAGTTTTTAATGGTTTTTTAATATTTTCAATATACCAGTAATTATCATTTAAATCATTTAAAAAATCATTTTGGTTATTATCATCATTTAAATCAGTTGTTAATTGTTTAATCCATTTAATACAATTTTCTTTTTTATCATTTTGAATAATAATAGCTTCTTTGGTCTCACTATTTGATTCCGGGATAAATAATTTACAAAATTTTCTACCATAAACATAGGTAATATTTATGTTATAAACTAAACATAATGCGTATAATCCTTTTAATGAAATAATTGAATTATTTACTAAATCGTTTTCTAACTCACTTCTTTTTAATTTTAAATGTTTTAAAATATCTTTAATTTTTTTTAATTTTTCAACCGTTTCAATTTTAATTTGTTTCTCAATAGAAAATGAGTTTGTATGATTTAGTTCGTACATATCATAACCATTAAGAATAACATAAAAACACCAAAATAATTTATCTTTTTCGTTAGGTATAAATAGATTTGTTTTGGTAACCTTTTCGGTAACCTTTTCTGTAACCTTTTCGGTAACCTTTTCTGTAACCTTTTCTGTAACCTTTTCTGTAACCTTTTCTGCATTAAATGAATTTAGTTTAGACATATTATCATTTTTATAACCATTGTTAAAATTTTGTTCATTAAATTGATATTTTTGTAATTTATTAGTTAATTCGTGTAAATTAATATTGTCATTGTCAATACTTTTTAGAATCGAAACCATTTAACTAATGTGTTTGTTATACTTTATTAAAAAATAATCTTTATTATTTAATATAATTATATATTAAAAAATATATGACTTATATTTTAAGTAAAATAACTTTCTTGAATTATATTTTTTTCAGTTTCTATTATATTTAATCGTGACTGCTGGTCTTCTACATATTTAATGTATTTTTCTAATTCATCCAATATTTCCTTGGATAATTCTGTTAAATTAATAAATGTTCCATTGTTATTTTCATTTGGTTTTACTGATGGAAAATCATTTAATAATCTTAATATTTCAATCTGATGGCATTTTTCCATAGTTTCAATAGATTTTTTAATTTGATCAAGCGATGTCATTAAATGTATTAGTAATATTAGATAATTATATTTAAATATATAAAATATTATTATCTATATCTCTCATAATGTTAATTTGTTTTTAGGTGGTTTTACTTTAATTTTCCCTTTAATGACTGGTTTTTCTTTAATTTTTAACGTAGGGTTTAACACAATAGAATCATTATCTTGTTCATCGTTTATATTTTCTAATTCCGGATAGTCAATAACCATCGTTTTAACAGTTGTATTATTAGTATTGGTATTTGTATTTACATCTGTCAGTTCTGCAATAATAGAAATATAAGAATCATATAATTCAAAACGATGTCCTATAACTCGAACTTGTATAGTATCGTTTTCTTTAACATTTGAAAACATATCATTACTATAATTATGATCTCTGGCAATAAATATAATAACAGGAGAAGGAGACTCATTTAGTTCTGCTTTAATTCCTGCCTTATTAATATTTTTTGCAACACATGTAATAAACATACCATCTACTGGAAAACATGTATAGCATTCAAAAACAACATCAAACACAACATAATTACTTTTAATAATTCCACTTGAAAATGTTAACACTTCAACTGAACCTTGTTTTATATATCCTTCTACAATACATTTTCCTTCGATTTGAGAGGCAATTTTATTGGTTAATGCTTCTATTAAATTATTACCAATATTAACTATACTTAATGAAACTTTTTGCGTGATTAAAACTTTACAATACAGTTCATTATTAATTGATTTTGAACCTTTTTTTAACTGCTTTATTTTTAGGTGTGAACTATTTCGATCCATCTTAATACTATAACTACTGATATTATTTTTAAATAAATAATCAATTTTAATTATTATATGTAAAATAAATAATAAAATTTATTTCTTCGGTTTTTTATCAATATTTGTAAGTATTGTTTCAGAAGGGTTAAGTATCCATCGTTTTTTATCCTTTAATTCATTGTCGTATATTCTTAAATATAATTCTTGGATTATACAGATATCTGATTGAATTATACTTTTTGTTGAATATATATTTTCTCCTATAATTTCTGTTAACATTTCAATTCCTTTTGTTTTAGATTTTTGGTCACATCTTGATCCAAGGTCGAGAATTTTATTTCTATCTTTTGTTTTAAACACTATATAATCATCATTTTTAAAATTAATCATAAATCCAATAATATTATTTAATGAATTAATTATAGTATCTCTTTTCATATTTATAGATTCTTTTAAATCTTTTAAATCTTCCGCTTCAGCAATATACCATATATTATCATTATGTTGTTTTACAATAACAACCTGTTCTAATTTGTCTTTCCATATTAACCCCGTTATATTATTTTTACCAGTAATTAGTTGTTTTTTAATATATTTATTAATATATTTATATATTTTTTCTTCATCAGAATCATATTCTTTATTTTCATAAATATTATTCAACAATAAAATCATATCTGTTGCATTTAATTCATCTATAATATGTTGAGTAATTAAATAATGTATAGTTTCTTCATTTATACCATTTGTAATTAATTTATCTTTTTGTTTATTACATAATTTGTACCAATTTTGTTCATCGCTTTTTTTTAATGTTTTTGTGTTAACAATTATAGGGTCTGGAGGATTAATTGCATTTTTATAATTTTTTTGTAATTTACTAATTAAATCTATAATATTATCTTTTTCTTGGTCATTGACTAATATACTATCTTTTGGTTTATTGATGTTCATTTTTACAATAATTTTTTTATGTTTTACATCTAAAGGGACTGAACGATCAAATATACTTATTTTTTTATCATTGATTTCAATTGGTTGAAATAAATATAGATCATTTATATTTATTAAATGTCCTATTCTTCCATATTTATCGGTTATATGCTCATTTTCATCTTCTATTAATTGATGTAATGCAGTATTAATTTGCTCAGTTTTGTATATATTTTTTGTATTTAATAATCCAATTATATCTTCTTTATTGTAGAAAAATCTCTCTTTCATTAGTTGTTTAATTTTAAAAATAATTTTATCTGTATTAACCATGATATAATCTTCATTGTATGAATCCATAGAAACAATATTATTATCGGTATCATTATCAGCATCAGTATCATTATTGGATTTACATTTATAATCACATTGTTCCATATAATCACACATAGAAGAATATGGTTTATCCCCTACTTTATAATTTTCAATATTTATCCCACTTGATAATTCTAATGTAATTGGTTTTACTCCATTATCTTCCATATTTTCTTCAGTAAAAGATGTTTGTCCTTTATTCAACATACAATCAACTGAATTTTCTTTTAATAATCGACTAATTTTTCCAATTTGTATTGATTTCAATTCTGCAAAACGATATATATATAAATCAACTGTTTCGTTAGATTTGTATTCATCTAATTGCAGTGAAGCATATAAATACAATTCTACATTTCTTTTTTTAAGTGGAAGTAATTTATGACTACATGTTCTAATTGCTCTACCAAATATTTGTTCCATGCGATTCATATTGTACCAAGGTTCTAATATATGAACTTGTCTGATGAATTTTAAATCTAATCCTTCTGTTCCTGTTTGCGATATTAATATTACTTTTACCTTATTACCATTTATATTATCATCATTTATTGCCATTTTTATGTCATTTAATGGATTTGCAGATAATCCTTTATCCCCTGTTATCATAACATAATGTAAACCTTTTGTTTTTTTAGTTACCTTGTCAGCAAATAGTGAATTTTGATTTCCTGCTCTTGAAAATCCAATTTCTTCAAGTGCCAATGCAAGTGGCACTAATCCTGCATCTATATACTGAGAATAAACTAGAACAATACCGGTTGATTTTAATATATTATCGCATATTGTTTTTATTTTATTACTATATTTCCCAATATTATCTGATGAAAATATTCTTCCATATTTTTTTAATATGTCTGAATTATAATTAAAATTACTTCGAGTATGTATGGAAGTATCTTCGTTCCAATTCATAATTCGTTTTAATCCTTGACCTCCTATAATTTCATTAACACTTAATGTTTTATCGCCATTATCCAATCCTTCATGAGGATAAATAATATTTAATCCTTCAAGTGGTTGCTGTAATGTAGTATAACCAAATGTTTCAATATTTTCAATATTTGCTATTTTTTCTATTATATAACTATACCCTTTTTGTTGGTATTCTCCTGTATTAACAATATACAATGGTATATATTTTATTCGTTTATCTTCACTTAACTGCGATGTTCCATTAATCTGTAACTGAGGATAAGGTATATTTCCGCCAATATTATCAAACGTAAAATCACTTGCGAATGTGCTTGGCCATACTCTGTACGGAAATGTATATGGATTTTCTCCTCTAACAAACGATATATATCCAGTTGATTTACGTTCTAATAATTCCTTTCCATCCTTTTTAAATTCACCATTTTTATCAAAAACATCTCTTGAATCTATTGTAGACCTATTATCATTCATATTCATTAAATTAATAAGCCATATTATTTCTTTATATGTATTAAACATAGGTGTTCCAGATAATAACAATAATCTTAGATTTGATACATTTTTAACCAATTTATATAATTCTTCTGCAACTCTTTTATCTTTATTATCATCTGATATGCGAATATTATGTACTTCGTCAATAATAATTAAACTGTTTTTATAAACTTTTCTTAATTTATTTCTTATTATATTTTGTATTGTTTTTTCATTTGTAATCGTTGAATCGTCTATTTTACTTACACGTGTAATTTCATTTGCAAATTCAACATAACCATAAAATGAATAATATGTGTCAATTAATTTATTAATTTGTTTAATTACATTATCTTTTGTAAGACCTTTCATATTCATCGGATTTATTTCTTTTAAAAAACGATTTCCACTACATGAGCGAATATTCCATAATCCATCAACTAACTTAAGTTTATTTTTATCAAATAACTGAAATCTAAAATTTGTTTGAACATTTGGCGAAGCTACGATTATAATTTGACTTGAAATTCCAATATTTATTATATAATCTCTCATTTCTTCTGCAACACTGATGGCAGAACATGTTTTCCCACTCCCTAATCCATGATATAATAGAAGACTATTATAAGGTGTATTGAATGATAAAAAATTTCTAACAAACATTTGGTGAGGAGCTAATTCAAAATCAGAATTACATAATAAATTAGAATGCTCTTCTATATCTGTAAAAATATCGCCGATATATTTATTATCGTTAAATTCTTTTCGTTGTGTAATTTTTTCATTAAATTTTGGATCATTTAATGTTGGATATAAAAAATCATATTTTTTATTTAATTTTAATTCGTTTTGTTCATCAATCTCTCTTTTATTTAATTTAATATTTTTAAATTTAACGTCATTGTCCGAATTACTATCTGCACCTGCATCTTCATCTTCAACTTCCTCATTGTCTTGCGTTATAACATCTGAATTCTCCTCATTATCTTGAGTTATAACATCTTCATCATCGTCAGAAGTAACATCTGCATTTTCCTGATTATATTCGAACATAATATCTGCATCTTCAACTTCCTCATTGTCTTCGGTTATAACATCTGAATTCTCCCCATTGTCTTGCGTTATAACATCTGAATTCTCCCCATTGTCTTGCGTTATAGCATCTGCATTCTCTCCATTGTCTTGCGTTATAGCATCTGCATTTTCCTGATTATCTTCGAACATAATATCTGCATCTTCAACTTCCTCATTGTCTTCGGTTATAACATCGTCTTCATTAATTTGTCTTATATCCTGTAATTGTTCTTCATTGATTTTTTTTTTAGGACGACCGACTGTTTTTTTTTCTTTTATTTCAGTCCTGGATAATGAAGTTGCAATTGTGTTTTTTTTTCGTGTCTTTCCTTTGTCATTACGTGTTTTTCGCTCTCT